AACTTGAAACCAAAAATATGAGCCACAATCCTTCGGGATATTAAACGATTTTACCCAATTTTATATTGCGGTTATTGGCTCATACTTTAAAATGACAATAGAAACAAAAACACAATTTAAAATCATAGGACTTATTATAGGCATTGCACTAATAGTGTTTAATGTCTATTTTTATTTTCAGCTTACTAAAATTAAAACGCAACTAAATACTAACACCGAGAACATCGGTAAAGTTGTTCAATTTATAAATGCCTCAATTAAAGCATCCCAAGAAAACTAAAAAACAAAAATTAGTAAAGGCACACACAAAAGAAAGCGCCTCACATTCAATTCCCGAACGGCAAAGCAAAGAACTATTAGATTTAATGACCAAAGGAAAGAATCCAGTCAAAGGATCAATAGATCCGAAGTTAATTGAACAAACAAAAGCGATTAACGATACTTCTTTTTTTATTGAGACTTTCCCTAAATTATTATTACAAGATTATGACGCGCTAATTAAAGAACTGCTCCCCATACTGAAAAAACATAAATTGATGAAGTTAGAAATATACAGATTCAAGAAATGGATGGATGGTGAGGAAACAGATGCGGGGGTGGCACAAAAAACTTAATATGGCAAACAAGGAATCAGAAAACGCAAAAGCAGTGGCAAAAGCAGTTATTGAAAAGGTGCAGAAAGGTGGCAAGGTAGTAATGAGGAATATTATAGAAAAAAGTGGTAAGTACGCACCATCTATGTCGGCACATCCCGGTAAGATAACAAAGACACAAAGTTATCAGAAAGAAATGAGACCGGTAGTAAATCAGTTAGAGGAATTAAGACAGAAAACAATCAACGCCTTAAATGGGAAAAGATTACCAAAAGAAAGAGTTGGTGAATTAAACAACCTATTAAAAAACCTTAATCACGATATTGAATTATTAAGTGGTAAGCCGACAGAAAGAAATGAAAATACTTTAACACAAGAACAATTAGATGAACTTATCAATAGACGAGCAAAAACAAATAATGCAAGCAGGCAGGCATAGCTTAATTGATTTTAGCATTCTAACAAATAGAAAGTATAAACCGAATTGGCATCACGAAAGAATAGCAGATGAATTAGAAAAAGCAGAGCAAGGGAAAGTAGATTGGAAGATATTGATTCTGATGTGTCCACCAAGACACGGAAAATCAGAAGAAGTATCAATAAACTTTCCTGCTTGGTTATTAGGAAGAAAGTCAGATAGGGAAATTATAACAGCATCATATTCATCAGAACTGGCATTGGACTTTGGAGGTAAGACAAGAGACCTAATCAGAAGTGAAGAATATAAACTGATATTTGGTAGTGTGGCACTAAGAGAGGACGAACAAAGCAAGGCAAAGTGGAAAACAAATACAGGAGGTTCGTATATTTCAACAGGCATAGGTGGAGCTTTAACCGGAAGGGGCGCTGATTGGCTAATTATAGATGACCCGATTAAAAACAGAGAAGAAGCAGAAAGTAAATTGATTAGGGATAAGCACTGGAACTGGTTTATATCAACAGCATATACTCGTTTGCAACCTAATGGAAAGGTGGTTTTAATCTTAACTCGTTGGCACTTAGACGATTTAGCTGGAAGGATAATGGCTAATCCCGAATTTGCCACAATGATTAAGATAATGAGTTTTCCTGCTATAGCTGAACACGATGAATCAAATAGAAAAAAAGGAGATGTGTTGTGGCCAAGCAGATATTCATTAGAGGACATAGAAAGCATTAAAAGGGCTATTGGAACTTATGACTTTAACGCGCTATATCAGCAACATCCAATCTTAAGCGAGAATCAGGAGTTTAAACAAAACTGGTTTCAGGAGATTGAATGGGATGAAGTTAGAAAACAAAACACAAGAAACTTTTTAACAATAGACACGGCAATAAGCAAAAGGGACGCATCAGATAATACTGGAGTTTGTAAGAATTATGTCAACAAAGAGAATCGTTGGAATCTGAAAGCATTTAGATTGAGAGTAAATCCGAAACAACTAATAGACTTATTGTTCCAATGGCAGGAACAGGACAATTACGAGCAAATAGGCATAGAAGAAACAATTTACTTAGATGCGATTAAGCCATTCTTAGAAGACGAGCAACGCAAGAGAAACAAGTTTCTACCGATAGTTTCATTAAAACACAAACAAATAGCAAAGGAAATTAGGATTAGGGGACTTATACCTCGATACGAATCACACTCGATAAATCATATTAAGGGTGAGTGTGCCGACCTCGAAGACGAAGCACTGACATTCCCGATAGGATTACACGATGATGTTTTAGATGCTACCGCCTACCAGAATCAAATAGCCGAAGCACCATTTGAAACCAAACCCTTCAAGCAAGAACCCTATCAGCCAAGAGATGAATTTGACGGGTCGTGGGGTAATCAAAACGAACATCTATTATTTAAAAAAGAAATATGATAAACACAAAACTCGCAAATGAACTTACTCGGATAGCTTCCCAGCAAGTTAAAGTCGGTCAGGCATTCAAGAGAGCAAGAATGGAGGCTATTCAGAAGTCAATAGACCTCTATAACAACAAGACCGAACCTGCTTTAAAGGGCAGGAAGAATGTTCCGTTACCAGTTATGTCGGGATTTGTTGAAACCCTTAAATCCGAGATAGACGACCCGATAAACATTAAGTTCAAAGGCAGGGAAGACGCAGATAAACGAAAGGGAATGAAAGTCCAGTCAGCATTTGATATGGACACGAATGTCAATGAAGGGGACTGGATGAGCGCTGACTTAGACCAAAAGACCTTAGCTATATTTTCAGGCAGAGGTATTTCTAAGACATATACAGCGGATAAACCCTATAAAGCCATAGATGAAACCGTAGATTATATTGATTTCGTTTGTGAGCCAAAAGGAGGCGCTTACTTGGATAATCACCTATTTCACGGACAGACAAACATTTTAAGAACCAAAGAGGAGTTAATGGACGGAATAAAGGATGGAAGTTATGACCGCAAACAGGTTTTAAGATTAGTAGCAGAAACCGAATCAGCCGAATTTAAAAACAACGAAGACCAAAGCAATTTTAAAGCAGATAGATACAAGAGTTTAGGTTTAGACGTAGACACACACGACTATATTGGGCAACAGCTTTATTCCCTGACCGAGTGGATAATGAAATATAAGGGTGAGCAATATTACTTATTCTTTGACCACAAGACAGAACTTTGGATAAGATGCGAGCTTTTAAAAGATGTATTTTCAATAAACAAGACGCCTTTTGTAAGCTGGGCTACGCACAGAGACCCATTTAACTTTTGGTCTAAAGCTCCGTGTGATGATATATATCCTGTATGTAAGTCAATACACCAGATTTTTAATCAAGCATTAGAAGCCCGTGAAAAGGGTATCTGGTTTCCGCGAGCATTTGACCCTAAAATATTTAAAGACCCATCTCAATTACAGGTCAGACCAGACGCACTGATTCAAGCCAATGTTCCCCCTGGAAAGAATATCCAAGATGGTATCTACGAGTTTAGGACGCCTTCAGGAGAGGTAGCTGGCAACATAAATCTTATATCCTTCTTGGATTCATTTACTGGCCAAAAAACAGGCATAACGCCATCGGGTCAAGGAGACGCCGAATCCGATAAAAAAGTGGGAATCTATTACGGAGACCTAACACAGATTTCCAAAAGAATGGGCGTGTATAACAAGAGTTATAAAAAGGCCCAAGCAGAAAAGGGACTAAGATATACCTTTGGATTAAAAGACCATATGACCTCCAAGAGAATGGTTCAGATACTCGGAGTCAAAGGACTTGAAGACGATGAACTCACGAAAGACGACTTAGAACCTAATTTTGATATAATTCCCTCATCGTCGAGGGCAGAGGCAGAAAATGATGAACTTAAACGCAAGGGAAGGATAGAAACTTTAATAAGTATAACTGCTAATCCCGTTGAAATGGCTGTCGTTTCTCCCAATTGGATAGTAGAAGAAAAATTGAGAAATGGTGGCTACGAAGATGGTGAAATAAAAATCGCTATGGATTTACAAAACGAAGGGGACAAAGAAGTAATTTTGATGGCTGCCGAAGAAAATGATGACTTGTATAACGGCAAACCAGTCCACGCCAACAAGAAAGCAACTACAGCTCACTTACAAAGACATAAGGACTTTATGGATATTTTAGATAATGAGATTGCGAACTCTAAAGAAGAGCAAAGATATAAGAAAGAAGAGGTCTTAGTGGCTCTTAGTAAACACTTTATGGAGGAACTGCCTATTGCTACCGAAAACGCTAAAAGATTGGCACAGAGCATTTTAATGCGTCAGGGAATGGGTCAATCTAATCCGTCAAGACCCTATGTAAGGGGCAAGGAAATAGAGCCAACGCCAACGGAGGCAAATGAAAACACCCCATTAACGCCCCAATCAGCAAAAGAAACAGTTAAAAGGTCGGCAGAAGTTTCGGAAATGCTTACACCATAATGACATTTGAATCCAATATAAAAAAAGCCAAAAAGATATTTCGTTCAGAAGACCAAGACCAGATAAAGCAATGGGAAAAAGACCATAAGAGGGCTGAACTGGTAAAGAATCTTGGCGAACACCCGATAATGAAAGAAATTATCTTTGACTTAGAACAAGACATAGTCAACATTGATTTACAACTCAACGAACAAGCAGTCATCACCCAAGAGGATATTATAAAAAGGTTAGAGTTGAAGAATAAAAAAGAACTTTATACAAGTTTTCTTAACCGATTCTCTGATGCATCAAAAACCATAGAGGACATTGAGAATGAAGTAAATGAGAACTTAGAATTGAATGCCTGAACCATTTTTAAAATGTGTCCGTGAAGGAGGAAAAGTAAGAACTAAGTCCCTAAAAGGCGGTAAGTATATTAGGATTTGTTATAAGAACGGCAAATCATATTCTGGCGAAGTAAGGGAGAAGCAAAAAAGATATGTTTAATTTTTTCAAAAAAAAAGACCCAGAAGAAATAGCCCAAGAGGTAGATAATCTTGTAGAGCAGATTCCCGATGGTTCAGAAAAGATTTTAGATGGAAGTATTGATGTAACCGACCCCAAAAGAGCAAAAGAACAAATTAAGGGTCAGTATTTCATAGAAGCCGCAGCCGCTTTCTCGCACCACCAGAGGAATCAGAAGTTTTTATTGATGTTCTTTGATCCAGAAACAGATATATTTTACATATCGTATGATGACGCACACGCCTTTAATAGGGTAGTAGACAAAAATGGAAAATGTGGACACGTAGTCAAAAAATCCATAGAGTTTAATGCTGAAACAATGTATAACATAGAATATGTTCAAGCGCTCTTAGGAAACATCTCTGGTGGACTTGAATCTATGCGTAAAACCCGCAAAGAAAACAGAGAGAAAAAGAAAGGCCCGAAATTGATATTTGAGAGAAAACACCGAAAGTTCAAGAACTACGACCAGATGCGTAAGGCATACGAAAAGACAGACGCAGAAAAAGCAGAAGAAAAGAAGAAGAAAGAAATTACAATGAATAATCTAAAAGCAGAACAAGAGAAGGTCGACCTCGCCTCTGGGAACAAAGGGGTATCAGGGATTGATAAATTAAAAAATCTATTTAGGAGAAGGATAACAAAATAATAATTAAAAATATGAAAAAGAAAATAGAAGAGGCAAAACCAAAGAAAGTTAAAGTTCCGAAAGTTGAAGAACCTATAGCTTTTGGGGTTTATAAAGCCAATGGAATGTTTGTCCGAAAATACGAGGTATCAGTTCACGGAGAAAAAGCGGAAATATGGGCGCAGAACTTCGTTAAGGGGACGAATATGACATATAAACCAGTTTTCAAGTAATTGAAATAGACAGACGTGTCTCTAAATACGGCGATTGATTACATCGCACATAATTCATAATCTGCGGGGGCTAAACCGCATATAAAGCTATGACTGAAGAAATTCAGAAGGGGGAGGAAACCACCTTAAAAACCACTCCAAACTCTGAGGAGTCAAAAAAAGAGGAGGACAAATCCAAAGAAACCGAAGAGGAAACCAAAAAGGTTGAATCAGAGGAATCAGAGGAAGAGGAATCTGGTGAAGTGGAAGAGGAAACCACAGAAAAACCTCAAAGAGAAGCCAGATTTGTGCCTTATGGTAAATTCAAAGATGCCCGCGATGAGGTTAGAACCTTAAAAGCGGAAATCGAGAAATTATCAAAAAGACCAGAATCGGCAGGAACCGATGATGCTATCAAAAAGTTATCAGAGAAATATCCCGAAGTTGGCAAGGAATTTATGGAAGACATGATTTCTGCGGCAAGAGAAGGATCAAAACTTCCGTCTGATATAGCTGAAAAGCTACAAAAGATAGAAGCGCACGAACTCGAAATAACCCAAGAAAAGGGTTTTGAGAAAGATTTCGCAAAACTAATCAAAGATGTTCCCGAAGCCGATGACCCCAAAGTAAAGGCAAAACTTAAAACATTAGCTTTTACAGAGGAATTCGCAAAAGCTCCATTAAAAGCTATATTCTATGGCAATCCCGATGAATTCGGAGGTCTTAAACCGAAGAAATCTGCCGAACCTTCGAAAGGAGGCAACGCAAACTTAGGTGAAATGACCTTTGAAGAAATTGATAATTTGCCACCAGAAGATAGGGCAAAAGCCATAAAAGATATGGATATGCCGACTTATGAAAAGTTCAGGAGCCGAATGCGAACTAATAATTCATTTAAAATAGGCAGCAACTAAAGTGATTTTAACTCAAAAGGTTATGTCGCTTTAGTGGCGATATAACTATGGCAAACACATTAGACGGAGGTTCCTTTAAGGAAGTCTGGTCTAAGGAAATGCGACGCCTACATCCACAAAAGGATGTATTCAGAGCCATTGCTTCTTTCAAGGAGCAATCTGGCTTGAAACTTGGAGATAAGGTAAACTTACCTTACTCTGGCACTGTATATTCTGAAGGCTACACTCGTGGAACAGCCGTAACAGTGCGTGATAAGACCAATACCAACGAATATCTTGAAGTCAATGTTTCAAGAGTCGTTCCGTTTTATATTGATAATTTGGACAATCTCCAAACCACTTATGATAACGCAATGATTTACGCCAAGAAGGCAGTTGAATCTCTTGGAAACTTCGCAGACGGAGATGTTCTTGGAGAGGTCTTAAACGCAGACTCAAGCGTCGATGATGGCGACTTGGGTGGCACAGATGACAATGGTATTTCTTTAACAACTTCAAACGTGTTGAAGATTTTTACCAATGCTGAAAGAAAATTAAAAGAATTAAATGTTTACAACGAGAATGATTACTATGCTGTAATTTCTCCTTATTTTGAATCTGTCCTCAAGGAATACCTTGCAGGAAAAGAATCACAATTAGGGGATTCAACTGGAATGAACGGACATATTGGAAAATTCTACGGATTTGACCTTTATGTTTCAAATGCGATTACTTATACATTCGACATTGTATTCTCGGATGTTGGAGTAGCCGCTGATACATTGGTTATCAACGGTATTACTTTAACTTGGATTGTAACGCTTGGAACAACAGACGGAAATGTAAATGTCTGCAACACAGCAGCCGCAGAGGCAACTAACCTATACAACATCTTTAATGCCCCAACAACGGACATTACAGAAGCCGCTGGCGCTGGCTATGCCGCTTATGAAGTAGATGATTTGGCGGGTGCGTGGGATGGAATCAGCGCAACAAACGATACTGCTGGAACTTGCCACGTCATTATTTCGGGACACGGTAAGGTTACCGTAACTGAAACTTTGACAAACGCAACTATAACGGCCGCAACTAATATCGAACACGAAATGTTCGGTAAAAAGGGAGCAGTTGAAATGGTCATTCAGGCAGACGGTTCAATCTACGAAGCAAAGGTTGATAATCAACTTGGTAAGAACTACATACCTTACATTCTGTATGGATTGAAGACGCCTGATGTTGGCGATTCAATGCTTGTTGACGTTCAAATTCGCAGGGACGCAATATAAGGCATCACTATTGACTTGATATTATGCGGACTTTGTAAGCATTAATTAATTAAGTTAAATAGCCAATAAAATGAACAACAAAATACTATATATATTGGTGGTGATTGCCCTAACATTAGGCATTCTTGGAATTATACTCCCGAAACCTATCATTCAAACAATAGACAATCTTGGTGGGTCAATCCACAATACGATTGAATCGTTTGATGAGGGCGTTGCTGTAGATGGGAAAATCGTAATTACTGGTGACGGTAGTTTCTTCACCAAAGGGAACGTATATGCTTTTGGAGAATCGGCATCAACCTCGATTACAGCAGAAATGTTGTGTCCAGGCGCTGACAATAAAGCATATAACTTGTTTACGATAGAACCATTTGAACCAAGCGGAGGGGATGATGTTGGTGCAAGTATATCGTTTAGTGATGATGAGGCGTTCGCAGCAGTCAATGACTGTATTGACGAACAAGGCGATTCATTGACTTTTACGATAGATCCAACTGCGTCAACTTCTACTGCTTATATTGACCCCGTAACTACAGGATTAGTTTATGGTTACGCGTCAACACAGCAAAGCGACTGGGATGGTGGACAACTAATGATTGTCACTGTAAGGAATGTAAACGGAACTTCTCTGTCATGGGAATTCGATTCATTAGAGGCCTCGATTTCTTTCCAACCATAAAAATTCCAAATCGTGTTTAAACTTGTAAATGGTTTGGGCTTACCATTACACGAAAAAGCCCAATAGCGGGGTAGAGAAGTAGTATCTCGTCTCCCTCATAAGGAGAAGAACATTGGTGCAAATCCGATTCCCGCGAATCGAGAAGTCGACTCGAAATAATAATTAATTTAATCAAAATGAAAAAGTTTTTTATAGGAATAATAATTCTGATAGCAATATTTGTTATTGCATATTTCGTGTTTATCAAAGAGAAGAACGATGTATTGGGTTCAACTATTGTGTTGACCGAAGGAACGGAGGGCGTAGTAATTGGTGCGTTTCAGGCAAATTATGCTTCCGTATCGTTTAGTGCAGATGATGATATAATCTCATACAGCACAGACGCGCCAACAGTAGCATCTGTTTCTGCGGGAGACATTATAATCTTTGAAGGTGGAGCATTAGAGCCAGTAGGCATAACAGAAGGATTTGCATACTATGTTGTAACGGCTTCAGTTTCTTCGGGATTTGAAATAGCATCAGTAAGCACAACAAAAACACCACTTGACTTGCAGGCGGCGGGAGAGGGTGCAGAGTTCTTTTATGAACAACCAAACTCAAATGTGTTCAATGTTCAAGGATTTGAGAAAATCACTATTGATGTAGACTTTTCTGGGACAACGGTTAGCACTTCTCTTAACTTTGTCGGGTCAATATCAAATGACGCTCCAAGTATTTTCTTGAGCAAGTCAGCAACAAATGCTTGGGACAACATAGCGGTATTTGACTTACAGAACAACACAGAAGTTGAAGGAGATACTGGATTAGTAGACACCGTAGCGGCAGACCACAGAATATTCGAAGTATATGCAAAGAATCTTACTTGGATTAGTGCATTCACAGATTCACTTGAAGCAGGAATAATTAGTGTAAAAATTAAAGGGCAAAAATAGAATGCAACTTGAACCACAATCTGACTTCGTCATAGTCAGACAACTAAAAGACCCACAAGACACTGGGACTTATTATGTTCGTGCATACATCCGCAAGTCATTAGATGACACACTTTTGGCAACCGTTGATTTAACGAATGCGGGAAGCCAAAGGTTCAAATATACCTATCACTTACCAGCAGACCCTTCTGGCGAGGGAATGTATATTGACATAACTACAAGAGTGTTTACTGATTCGGGATATACTACTGAAAGCGATTACTACCAGAAAGAGAATTTTCAGTATCTTATAAAGAAAATGTATAATCCTGTCTATGGTGGTGGAGGTGGTGGTTCTATTGACTATAAAAAGGTCAGGGAAATAGTCAAAGAAGAAATTGATAGATTGCCGAAAATAGAAATACCTCCACAAAAGGAAGTTGACTTAAAACCCATTTTAGAGGCGATTGATGGTATAGAGGTATCTCCTATCATAAAGACCGAGAAAGTCGAACTGGGGGGTATTATACGCTTAATAGAGGGGGTTAGAATGAAGGTTGAGGGTTTGCCTAAACCAAAAGAACCCGAAAAGGTAGATTTTTCGGGTATTTATAATAGGATTGACGAAACATTAAAGCAATTAAATCTGCTTTGGGGTGAAAATAAAGAATTATTGGACGATGACAGAAAAAAGATTGAAGCAATTATAACTAAACTCGTAGAACAAATTAAAGAAAAAACATTTATTGCCTTAAATAGTGTTGAAGAAAAACCAAAAAATGAAAAATCTTGGCGTAAAACTTACTAAATTACCAATCTTTGTATGGATTGGCATAGGAATCATCGGCATTATTGGAATTAGTGGATTGATTTATAACCCAACACTGGAACAACAATTTGGAGAAGGTATTGGAACCTTACCGATGTGGAAATCTGGACTTGAAACAAGGGCAATCATTGAGAGAGATATAACCGATATGGTTCTAATCGGTCAGACATCTTCGTTGTCGGATGTTACCATTCTTGAAGTAACGGGTGATTCACTTTTTACTGGTAATATGACCGTCACGGGCACTTGTACTGGCTGCGGCGGTGTCGCTTCCAACTCCATTGACTTTGATGAAATAGTAAATAACGCAACTCTTGACACAAACTGGATTATCGGAGGAGATTATTATATTCAAAATGACCATAGTTCAATCTCTGACGACCTTACCATCGGAAGCAACATTACTTTTTCGGATTCTCTTGCTTCTATCTCAAGCGATTTGATTATTGGAGGTAAAATAGGCATCGGGACGATTGAACCGAGTCAACTATTACATATTGTTGGAAATACAGATGGTAGTGCGATTGGTCCGTTATTAGTTAGTGCAGACGCAAGTGGGACAATCGGCACAGCTTTAACCTTAGATGATACAGCAGCAGGTGGAAGGGCATATTCGTTTATTTCTACTGGACCGGGTGCATCTGGAGGAGGTGGTGATTTCGCTGTATATACTAGTACTGGTGGTTATGCATTTAGGGTAAATAACGTTGGCCAGTATATTGCAGGGAGAAATTATTACACATACTTGGGACAAATTACAGCAAAACCATATGCAGCTTCCATAAAAGGTATAGTAATTCAAGGCGCAATTTCTCAAACTGCTAATTTATTTGAATGGCAAGATTCTAACGCAAATATTTTAGGTGCAATAAATGCTACAGGCAACGTCGGCATTGCGGACACTTCTCCTGCCTATACTCTTTCTGTTGACGGCACTGCG